GCTTTGAAGCATGGAGACAAAGCCGAGCGGCTTCATTTCAGGCGGTGACCTGTCCTATGTGCCGACAAGCAAACCCGAGACCCATTCCGCTCGTCAGACCCGTTTTTCGTTGAGGCGTGCGAAGCACGGCTCTTTCGCTGCGGGGACCCTCACCGGACTTTCGATCACCGCTGCGCGGCGGACAAGGGCTCGCTGCGCGACCCATTGGACTTAGGATATTGTACATCAAAGTTGATGAGCAGGTTCGACCCGGCATTGAGCCCCTTGCCTTGTATGACATAGTCCTTTCGAGGATCGAGGATACCAAACTCTTTGAGTGTATTGAATTGAACAGGTCCACCAAAATGAGGTACAGTCACATCGAGCCCTTCCACAGATTCCTGAAACGTGACGGTCATGACATACCGCAAGTCTTCGCCACGACGTTCAAACTTGGGGTGAGGCTTTACATTGAATGTAATGATAAGATCGCCCGTTTTTTCACGGTTCGACCGCGATTGCTCTCCGAGTCCCTGAAGTCTGTGGTTCGTTCCCGAATGTATCCCTTTTTCAATATGTAAATTGATCATAAGTGTATCTACATGCATCTTTTTGTGGTTACACCCCGGACACCCCTTTCGTACGACACCTGCAGTTTGGCACTGGTCGCATGGACGAGCAAACATCTGACCCATCACGCCCATCATTTCCTGAACCATCATTCCCCGTCCATGGCAGCGAGGACATTGCGTGGCACACGACTGACAATGCTTCGTCACAGGTACCTTGATCGTCTTGTCTGCACCGGTGTACACCTGCTCGAGAGTTAGGTCGATCGTATGTTGCCGATCGCGATTCTGTTGCTGTTGTTGTGGACCACCCATACCACCAAACATGTGCTGGAAAATTTCCGAAATGTCCGGACCGTGAGCCTGTGGCTGCTGCTGAGGGTCATCGGTTCCAAACTGGTCGTAGCGTGCACGTCGTTCCGGGTCGTTCAGGACTTCGTATGCCTGTCCAATCTCCTTGAACTTTTCAGCGTCACCTCCCTTGTCTGGGTGATTGACTCGTGCCAGATTTCTGTACGCCTTTCGAATCTCATCCACCGATGCGTCTTTATTGACATTGAGTGTTTCGTAGTGACCCATACTGATAAAGAGCGGTCTAAACTTTAAATGGTCTAAAACCGCGGAGCTCCGAAAGCACAAGACAAAATGACCGAGGTTGACGAAGCCATCCTGACTCTTTTTGAAGAGCAAATTTGCAATCGACTCCAATCATACCTCCTTGATAATACAGACCGTGTGTACTGGGAACAGAATAACAAGTTTCGATACAGAAACACACGGGAAGTGAATCAAGTGCTCAAAGAGGTTTTTGACAAGATGCGTGAGATTTACCCGTCACTCGAACATGTATTCGATGAAAACCTCACTCTTTTGCAGCAGTGTATGTGGGTCGGAATGAACGTGCCGTGGCCAGTTGATCCAGATGAACATATCCAGCGAGTCGTCGATAATGTCATGGAAGTGTTCAATAATATAGTCTATGGACATATTCGTTGTGAAATAACGATAGATGAACACCCGGACTTTTAAAATATTTCATTTAATCATATGGGTCACATGGTAAAGGGACTTCCACCGCGTGAATATCGCCCCAGCACTACCCGGCGTGCATCAGGTTTAGCGCGCATCAACGAGTCATATGAAAACGCATTGAATCGTTGGAGAAGAGCTGTTCGTCAGATAAAGACCAGATTGCAGATCGATCGCGAAATCCGTAATAAAGGGTTTGCGACCCGTGGTCGCTTCAATGTGAGAAATTCGTCAAAGAGCCCAAGAAGAGTGACTGTAAAACCCGTATCCCCAGGTGTTTACTTTAAGAGTCAGCCGTACAACAGAGGACGGTTCAAGGTTGAAAATATTTATGGTTTTGTTCCAAGTCGGCGTTGACCCACGAGGAAACCCGAGTGCGCCGCTGCGCGACCCCTTGGTTTTTCAAAAATCTCGGGGTTTTTTATACCATGGAGTTTAGTCTGATCGATGATGAACTTGCAATCCTCCGTGACGGTGAAGTCGATTACGTCTTTGAACGCAATTCTCTCAGCAAGGCTGTATACAACTACATGATTCACTGGATGCAGGACAACAAGTCTCCTACGGATGATCCTGGCACGACGTGGGTCGAGGCTGAAAAGGCATGGGATGCACTCAGCCCTGAGACAAAGGGTTTACTCTTGGCTATCGCCAATAAAGAGAGACAACAGGCGATTGACATTCGTGATGGGCTGCTTGCAACCCTTCATGGATACCAGGGGGTGAAAAGAATCAAAGATGCTTACGTTGATTGTATTCGAGTGTGCTGCAGTCAGTTGTGAACTAGAATAGGTGTCACGTGTGACACCGCCGTGTAGCGGCAAACAAAGGGATCGGACAAGATGGGGGGGGTCCTAGAATTCAACCTCACATTCCTCAACAGGAACAGACTCGATGTGTATCTCATCAATTTCAACGTCGCAGATGCCTTTCTGACGCATGGCAAGTACACTGTCCCAGAACGCCTTCATGACTGGTAGATAACGTGCAAACCATTCACGGTCACGTGGAACCTCGACGATGACAAACTCCTCGGGTGGTCCCTGTTTGTACTGGAGGAAATCACACACCTCAAGATCCATAATTTCAAGCAAAAGTTGAATCTGAGGCAGGTAATATCCCGGAACTTCAGGTTTAATCTTTCGACTCAGAGGACACTTAATCTCGAGGAGTCGACCCGATTCCGTGATTCCATCAGGACTTCCGCCTAGAAATTTGTGTACCGGATGTTGCACGAGACCAATCTCGTGTGAAATTTGACCATGACGCATGTCGTACAAATCACGAACCATGGGTTCGAGACGAGTTCCGTGTGCCGTCGCTTCGTTTCCAGCCCATGGACGCGCAGCGCCGCACTTTTTTGCCAAAAGTCCTTCGGGTTTCTCATATGGATTGAGTCCAATTGCTGTCGCCGCATCGCTCGCAGTCAGCAGATTTCCACGGAGGTTGAGCCACTCCTGACTGCGCTGATCGGCATATGTTTGTTCGATAAGTTCTTTTGCACGTGGGTGCATCTTTCAAATACAAGGCACAGACTGTTTAACTCAACGTAAACTTCTTCTCGCGGTTGAGCATGCGTGTAGCGCGCGCCTTGGCGAGCTTGAGTCGATCGCACTCCTCCGCCGCCTCCTCCATCTCGAGCTCGAGCCGGTACGGAGCCGTAATCTGACGAAGTTCGTCGGCGCGCGTCTTGGCTGGCTTCACCTTGGGTGGGTTCTTCTGATAATTCTGCCAAGCCACCTTTGCCTTTTTGTACTCTTCAAGGCTCCTCTCAAGTGCCACTTTGTTGTGCTCGAGATATGCATCGAGCTCAGTCATCTTCTGTTCATGCAGGCGGATCTTTCTCTCGTCACTCAGACGTCCGTATTGGGACAAGGCATACCCGATGTGCTCGTCGCACGCCGCACTCAGCCCCGCAGCCGTCCCCGGACACTCGTCTCGGACCATGTCGAGCTCGCTGTGCGCCTCCATCTGAAAGTACTCGAGGATAGCGTGACGCGCCGAAGGCCACACAGGGTAGTTCGCATAGTCCGACGCAGTTGAGCGCCACTTGCATCCATCTGCACAGTACACATAACCGTTGGCGTCAAGTGCGAAGCAAATGCCCCACCCCATTTCTACTTTTTGAAACGCTCTGTCGTCTTAAGTGCAATCTGGGCTGCAAATTGTTCCGCCTGTTTCTTCGTACTTCCAAAACCTGAACCATGTGGAACACCATCCACGACAACCTCGATGTGAAACGTGCCGTTGTATTGACCACGAACATGGTACTCTGGCAAGGGCACTTTGTTCGCTTGACACCACCGCATCAACTGGTCCTTGTAGTTGTCGTCAGTGAGGTTCATATCGATGTGTTCAAACGCCGCAAACACAAACGACTTGGTGTGAATCATCCCCATGTCCAAATATATTGCACCGACGAGCGCCTCGAAAATATCCTCAAGGATATTCTCATTCGTGTTCCAGCCGTTACGCATCCCCTTGTCATCCATGAGGACCCATTTATCGAGTCCGAGTCGTTTTGAAATTTCACAGAGCGTCTTGCCTCTCACGAGTTTTGTACGCGCCTTTGTCAAAAACCCCTCCTGCTCCTCTGGGAACTTTTCAAAGAGAAATCGCGTAATGATAAATCCAAGAACGGAATCACCCATAAATTCCAGCGTCTCATACGAGCCTTCAAGACCCTTGTACTTTTTGAGTGCTGATTTATGCGTGAAAGATCTGCGGTACAACTTGATGTCATTAATTTTCGTTCCTACAAGGCGTTCAAGCGCCACGCGGTCGATGTTTGGGGCATCGATGAGCTCTGGCGATTCAACGGTTTCCATTTTATAGTACACACATTTTGTTTTTAAGTCCCCAGGCGGTGTTGCGCGCAACACCTTAAGTCCTGGTACCAATCTGGGGATGTCCCTGGAACGCCGGGATGTACCCGGGACCAGTGGTTCCCGCCACATCAATCATTTTGGTTTCTGATTTCTTCATGAACATGAAGAAGAGAGCGACGAGAATCAGAAACAGAATCAGTAGTTTATGCATATTACATTAGACTGTGGAAAAAATCCAGCAGGCAACGCCGATTGATTCACGCCTTCTTCACCGTCGGGCGCTTTGCCACGGCTGGCTTTGGCGTCTCAGCCACGGGAGCCTTCTCCTTCACGGGCTTCTCCGCCTTGATGTAGTGCTTGTTGATGTACTTCTGGATGTTCAGGAACGTCACCTGTACGTCAGCTGGGGGGTCCAGGATAGCCTTCAGAGAGGCATCCATGTTGATGTTCTGACCCTGCTTCAGACCCTTCTCCGTCACGTACTCGTTCATCTTCCTGGTCACCTGAGAGCGGGAAATCTGCTCACCTGCATCCATCTTCAGAAACTTACGCAGCTCCTCAGAGATGTCCAGCGGCTTGTTGAAACCGTTGGTCGTCGAACGAGCCTTGGCCTTCTCGCCCTGTGGGTCCTCAATCAGGTTCTTCACCTTGCGGAGGTCCTTGCGGAGCAGCTTGATCTCATCGAAGATAGTCTGGAGAGTGATGGTGTCAGCCATTGATACTTGTTCAGCTCTTCACATCTTTAACTAGCTTGGCAGTTTGGGTACCAAACACGAGAAGAAGAAGGGTCAGCATTGGCCATGTCAACATGGGTCCGAGGACCATGAACATGATGAGGTGCCACACCATGAAACCACCGTACACGGGCGTGTCTTTTACGAAATTGTATGACGTCAGGTAATCAACCTTTGGTAGGGACTCCTCCATATCTACTGTTTCGTGACATTTTTTTGGCAGCCAATACGAGAAACAGACCCATCATGAGAGTCCCCAGAACAATCAGAAGGATGATTGCCCATAACGGAAACACGTCACCGCTCGTCGTTACCCCATCACCACCGCTCGTCGTTGCCCCGTCACCGCTGATCGTTTCTTTTGAAGGCGCTTCGCAACACCCTGGATCACATGGAAACTGTGCATCACCCTCCTGGAATGCACAAATCATGTTCGGACCCGATTCCGTTCCTGTTGCGACAGTGATTCCTGGTGTCAATTGTCTCTGATACGTACAGTTCTTCCCAGTGTATTGTGGTCCACAGTACGTCGGTCCCGTCGTCACGTACGTGTTGCCTGTTCCACAGAGACCATTGGACTGAATCGTGTACCCAGTCGGACATATTTTCTTAACAATGGTTGAACTCGTCGACGTGGCACAATTGGACGAATCCCCTGGAATGGGAAAGTATCCAGAGGGACAAACTCCCACGCTCATTTCTACTTAGAGCTTAGGTTTGTTTTTTGAACACATGGAGTACGGAACTCCCGTAAAGATTCCTGACGGTCGTTACTTTCTGAAGGTGTCAGCAAAGGATGACGCTCGCGTGTTCCACCAGGTGAACAATGTTCAGGTTGACGGAACTCTGACCAAGGAGACGCGTCAGGTGAACCTCAAGGTTCCCTCAAAAACTTTGTTTGAGAATATTGATAACGAGCTTCTGAGTCAGGCGGAGGTGAGCAAGCTCGAGTGGTTCGGCAAGGATGTCTCGACCGAGACGATTCGTTCTGCGTACCAGGCCAGCCTGTCTGCTGACGGTGAGCTCTCAGCCACACTGGCTTCCATCAAGGGCAAGGTGGTGACGACATTCTTTGATGCTCAGAAGAACCCCGTTGAGGAGATTTCAGGAGCGTGTGATTTCCTGTTTGAGCTGGCTGGTCTCTGGTTCCTCAAGCGATCCTTCGGTCCCATTTGGCGCGTCGTCCAGGTTCGTCAGCGGGTGGCACAAAAGCCAAAGACGAAGGGGTACCCAGTCGAGTTCCAATTTGCAGACGAGCCAGAGCCAGAGGCGGAGGAGGATGACCCGACGGATTACCTGGACTGAAAAAAAAAGTCGTATACTACTATAACATGGACGGCAAAGGTCTGGCGATTTTGATTCTTCTGTTCCTGATTGCCATGATGGTATTTTATCCTCAGCGTAGCGGCTACATCCCAACCGGCAATGACCCAGTCGGCGCTTCCGCCCAAGATGCTGGTCCAGCTGGTGATGGTGCTCGTATCATGCAGGGTGGTGCACACATCT